GAAGATAATAGTCAATAGGGTTTTCTATACTCATTAAAGCCGCATTTGGTTTTAAGACTATTTGCATCCAATGAGAAGGAAGGATATAAAGTTGCAATGGATTCCCTGCGTTTGCTCCTTCGCTAATTGTTTGCTTATATAGATAAACATTACCGCAAACTTTTAAATAAACTTTATACAAATAAAAGATATCATTCCAAGATTGGTTAACATTAGGTCGTTCCAAAGGCATTGGCAATTCGGTATCAGTTTCGTATGCTTTGCGTTTAAGTTTATTAATTGCTAACTTCTGTTGAAATGTTGGATTATTAGGATATCTTTTTAACTTTTTATAAGCATCTTTATCATCAATTTTTTTAACGTAATAAGGAACTGATGTTGTTTTTGATGCTTGTTGATTTACTATTGCATTAACATCAGGATTCTCACCATAACCTTTTGTTATTAAAGTTTCTAAAGTAGTATTATAAGTAGAAGTAAGGCCTCCGACTAATTTATAAATGCTTTCGTTAAATAGGTTTTTATTTGCACCTGTTAAGACATCCCAAGCTAAAGCGATTCTATTTTTTACCATTGGTATTGTTTATATCCACAAATGTAATAAAATTTATTTAGAATGATTATAAACAAAGAATATTTTTTACTACATTTGTAGTAATTAAAACAAAATTTAATGGATTTCTACAATGGCAACGATAGGATTTTGTATATTAAACAACAAGGGAACTGGTTACCAATTGGCTGTTTAACAAGTAATTCCATTTCTGAAAATGCCGAAATGCTATCTACAACTACAAGAGATAACAATGGATGGAATACTTCAAGACCTATGATGCAAGGCTATAGTATTTCATTTGAAGGAATACAAATAAACACAGTTGTTGCAGGTGGAACTTTTACGGTTGCATCTTATGACAAACTAAAGTTATTAAAGCGTTCAAAAATGTTATTGGATTGGAAAATTCAAGGCGCAACATTTCCTACAGTTGATTATGGTAAATGCTATATAACGGAACTTTCTGAAGCTTCAGCAGTTGATGACTTTTTGACATTTAGTGGCTCAATGGTTGGTTATGGCATACCACAAACAAGAGGATTAGGTGAATTTGTATTAAATGATGGTGATCCGGATGTAATACTGACAACGAATACAGATGCAAATTATATAATTAAAACAAAAGAGTAATGGCAATAAATCCATCAGAAATAACCACAATTCGTGTTGGTGAGTTACCAACAGGAACAATACAATTAACTTCTAAAATAGCAGTTGAAAACGGAACTGATTTAGAGCAAATAGATGGCCAAGATTTAGTTGATTTTGTAAATATAAACGCTAACGCTTTTCAATTTGAGATTAAAGATTTATGGGTTTCACAAGCTTATATTGATGACAATTTTGATGGAACAGGATTGGGAATTGAATTGTGCGAAGGTTATGCTATTTGTAATGGTCAAAATGGCACTCCAAATTTAGATGGTTTAGTAAGTATTGGTTATGGAAATAATTACAATGTTATTAAAGCCATTGGCGGAAGTAAAAATGCAGTTGTAGTTGAACACACTCATAATGTTGCAATATTAGGTGGTGGTGCTGGAGATAATTTTGCAACTTTTAACGATGGAACAGGAACAGGTAGAACTTATGTAACTGAATCAACTGGAGTTAGTGGTGTTAATAAAAATATGCAACCTTACATGGTATTATTAAAAATAATGAAATTATAAAAAAATGGCAATAAATCCAGAATTAATTACAACAATTAGAGTTGATCAACTACCGGATGAAACGTTAAGTTTAACAAATTTAATTCCACATTCCGTAGGAACTGAATTAAAATCTGCTACTGTACAAGAATTAGTTGATTTAGTTGCTACTTCTATTGGTGTAAGTGGTGGAGTTGGTTATATAGCGATATCAGTTACCGATGGTCAACAATTGCCTGATGTTCCAGAATCACCAAGTTTCTTTTTATGCGGTGCAGGAACTTTTTTAAATGTTAATGGTTATCCGGATGTTATTTGCACCGAAAATTTAAATGCGGTTATGTCATTAACTGACCATTGGGAGTTAGCAGTTGAAATTCCTATAAATCCTTTAAGCGGAACAGTTCAAAGTGTAACAGGTAGCGCAGTTGACAATACTGATCCTTTAAATCCAGTAATTAATTCAACTGGAACTCCAACGCTTCAAGAGGTTTTGGATAATAACCATGATTTAGTTGATGGCCTTAATTTTCAAGGCTCATTTGCCGGAGATGGAAATACAGGTATTTTCGTAAATGCTTTTGGTCAAGATGCTGCAAATACTAATACAGGAACTTTAGTAAATGCTTTTGGAACAGAAGCGGCAATTGATAATGAAGGAAATGATGTAAATGCTTTTGGTAATATTGCTGCAGGTTTTAATACAGGAAGTAATGTAAATGCTTTTGGGGATAATGCAGGAAATGGTAATACATTTAATAATGTAAATCTATTTGGTACAAGTGCAACTGCTGATGAAAATGGGCAAACAGTACTTTCAAAAAATGGTATTATTATGGCTCGTATTTCAACTACTGAATTAACAGCAACAAGAAAATATAATTTACCTGATGCAAATGGAACTTTAGCTTTACTTTCTGATATACCCGCAGCAGGAGTTACTTCAGTAGGTTTAACTATGCCAAGTGCTTTTAGTGTTACAAATACGCCAATTACTTCAAGTGGTGATATAGCTGTAACAGGTGCTGGTTTAGTTTCTCAATATGTTAGAGGTGATGGTACACTTGCTAATTTCCCAAATTCAACAGGTGGTGGTTCATCAGTTAATTATTATCTTAATGGTTCAATTTCACAAGGTACATTTGGTGGTGATACTTATTATCAATTAAGTAAAACACCAATACTTGGAGCAGGTACTAACTTTACAAGAACAAATGGAGCAGGTAATGGATATATTGCATCGTTTATAACTGATGCTGGTGATCCTTCATTTTTGAATATACCAGGCGGTAATTGGAATGTAGAATTTTATTTTCAATCAAGTGCAACAGGTGGAAGTCCACAATTTTACGCTGAACTTTATAAAGTAAGTGCTACAAATACATTTACTCTTGTTGCAAGTGGTTCAACAAATCCTGAAGGTATTACAAATGGTACAACTGTTGAACAATACTATACATCAATTCCAGTTCCAGAAACTTCATTACTTATAACTGATAGGTTAGCAATTCGTATTTATGTAATTACAAGTGGAAGAACTATAACACTACATACAGAAAATGGAAATCTTTGCGAAGTATTAACTACATTTACAACAGGATTAACTGCATTAAATGGACTAACAGACCAAGTGCAATTTTTTGATGTTGGAACAGGAGCTACAAATTTTAATATATCATCAAGTGGTGATACACATACATTTAATCTATTATTTAATATAAGAAGGAATGCAAATAATTCTTCTAATAATAATATAAATTATAATGGATATGCTGTAACAGGTTCAGCAGAATCATCAGCAGTATGGACAATAACAAGATTAACAATAGCTGCAAGTGGTTCAATCACAGTAGCAACTGCTACCAATGTAGCGTGGACAAATAGAGAATCAGCAACATACATTTAAAAAATAGAAATTATGCCAATTACAAGTACAAATCCGATTGAAGTAGATGGAATTATTTATCCATACTTTTTAGTAAATTTAGCAATATCGCCTTTAGTTAAACCAACTGATATAGGTGCAAGTGTTGCTATGCGTTTAACACCTTATAGAGTTTTAGAAGATGGAAGTTCAATAAGTTTACCTGATAATTCTATTCCTATTACTTATATGGATGTTTTTGATAGTGGTGATACAGATGCTATCAATTCAGCAGCAACAATAATGGGTGCTTTGCAAACATTTATTAATGATAAAAATCTTTAATTATGGCTTTAAGATATGCAGTAGCAACTGGAAACTGGAGCAATACAGCTACTTGGGATGGTGGTACTTTGCCAACAGCAGCAGATGATGTTTTTTCAAATGGTTTTACTGTTACTATTGATGGAACATTTACGGTTTTATCAATTAGAAATACATTAAATGCAGCATTACCTACTATTTTAGCTGGTGGTCAATTTAGATTTGCTAATGGTGGTAATCTAACTTGTACTGCTGCACAAGCTATTTTTGTAGGTTCAACTACTCCAACTTTAGAAATGAATTTAGCAAGTCCAAATACTGCTACATTTAATGGAAGTGTTTTAACAATGACTGCAACTACAAATTTTAACGCAATTAGGCTTTCAAATAGTGGAACTTTAAATCTAAATGGTAATTATAATATTGATGGTTCAGCATCTGCTAATAGATATATTATTCAATTAACATCTACTGGAACAATTAATATAGTTGGTGATTTATCATTAACAAGTACTTCTGCTGGTGCTTTTGCAAATGCTTTAAATATAGCTGGTACTGGAACTGCAAATATTACTGGAAATGTAAGTGGGGGGACTGGTACTGCTTTAGGTGTAGTTACAATATTAGGAACTTCATCGGGAACAATTAATGTAACTGGAAATGTAAGTACAACTGGTTTCCCATCAATAGGTTTAAATACAAGTAATACTTTGACTGTTATTGGAAATGTATCAACAACTGGAACGCAACCAGCTATATACAATCAAACAGCAGCAGCAACAATATCAGTAACTGGAATTATAACTGCTGGAACATCATCACCAGCAATATATTCTGCTTTTGCATTACAAGCAAGTTATTCATCGGGAACTTTTGTGAAAGTAAGTGGAAACGTAATTAACTCAACTAATAATATGGCTATTGTAGCACCAAGAGTAACAATCGATACAAACACATCAAGTTGGTTATTCCAAATAAGTACAGGTGGAAATAGAACTTTATATGCTGCTGGAGTAGCTTTAGGAAATCCAGCAACAAGTAATGTAAGATTTGGAACTACTTATGGTGCATCAAGCGAATTAACAGGAACATTAAGAGTGCCAAGTGCTTCAAATGTTTTGAGTGGAGTTTTAGTAGATAACACAACTGGAACTTTGCTTATGACACCAGCAGACTTTTGGAATTATTTAATTTCAAGTGGATTTACTGCAAATAGTATTGGTGACAGATTACAAAATGCGAGTACTGTTGCTACAACAGGAGGACAAATAGCAAGTTATAATATATAATGAGAATATTAACCGATACTTTAAAATCAAATGGTAAATGGAGTCAAAAACGATTGATGACATTTAGCTCATTTTTTATTGCTACTATTTACGCTTTTATGCCTTTAGTAAATAATAAATTTGAAGTTAAAGAGTTTGTTTTTTTAGGTTTTTTAGGAGCAGGTGGATTTAGTTTATTTAGGACACAAAAACAAAATGAGAATGGACAAGAAAATTAAACCGCAGTTAATAGAGGATCGAGTTTTATCTTTAGAGTACGAGCAAGAAAAAACAGAAAGACATTATTACGAATTGAAAGAAAAAGTTGATATAGTTATGGATGATGTTACAGCCATTAAAAATGCTGTAATTGGTAATGATATGAATGGCAATAACGGAATGGTCCAGGAGATTAAATTGCAAAAAACTAAAATCTATAATTTAGAAGTTAAATGCATAAAATATGAATTATACTTCAAACAATTAGCTGTCGCAATTACAATGTTAACAGGTGCATTATTGACCGCTTTAGTTAAAATATTTGTATGATAACACAAGAACAATTAATCGCAAAATACGGAACTCCAAATAAGGAAGGAAAAGGATATATTGTTCAAATTACTTTGCCTTATCCAATGTATTATGATGGTAAAATGGTAAGTAAAATAAGTTGTCATAAATTGGTTGCTGATAAATTACTTGCAATCTTCAATGATATATTAGATTTTTATGGCCAAGATGCAATTCGCGATTTAAAAATTGATGATTATGGTGGATGCTTTAATTATCGTTTAATGCGAGGCGGCACTAAATTAAGCGTTCATAGTTGGGGTTGTGCTATTGATTTAAATCCAAGTAGAAATCTATTAAAAGAAACGTCTAAAACAGCTCGATTTGCTCGAATGGAATATAAGCCAATGATTGACATTTTTTATAAGCATGGCTTTGTTTCGCTTGGCAGAGAAAAGAATTACGATTGGATGCACTTCGAAGTTGCAGATTAAATAGTTATGTCTTTAAAAGGGAATCAAAATTCGGCTACATATAAAAAAGATATTGTATTGTCTTTTATAAATCAATTCCCAAATGCTACAACAATGGCTATTGCACGAATGATTTATGAAAACCATAAATTAGATTTTACTTCGTTTGATGGCGTAAGAACAAGCGTAAGAAGATATAGAGGCGAAAATGGTAAAAATAACTCACCTATTTCCAAAGCGGGAGTGCGTACTGAAACTCAAAAAAAACAATCTATGAGCAGAATAATTGATTTACCTGATAGCGATTACGAAAAATGTGAAGCCTTTATAATTCCCAAAGGCCAAAACAATATTTTAATTTTAAGCGATATTCATTTTCCTTATCAAGATAACAAAGCGTTAGAACTTGCTTTAAATTACGGACTTGAAAATAAAGTCAATACAATCTATTTAAACGGTGATATTGCAGATTTTTACCAATGTAGCCGATTTACTAAAGATAGACGATTGAGGGATATGGCGGGAGAGTTGGAAATGGTGAGAGGCTTTTTAAAAACAATGCAAGATTTATTTAAATGCCCTATCTATTATAAAATTGGAAATCACGAAAAAAGATATGAGGATTATTTAATGATTAAAGCACCCGAATTATTGGGGATTGATGATTTTAAACTTGAACAACTTTTGCGATTTAGAGAGTTTGGCGTTACATTGGTTAAAGATAAGCAGATGGCAATGGCCGGTAAGCTTCCAATACTTCATGGTCATGAGTGGTTTGGTGGATTTGCTCCGCCTGTTAATCCTGCAAGGGGTTTGTTTATGAAAGCAAAAGAAAGTTGTTTAGTAGGTCATCACCATAGAACTTCTGAACATACTGAAAAAAGTTTAAGCGGTGAAGTTACAACAACTTGGTCGACAGGATGCCTCTGTGGATTAGAGCCTGAATATGCGCCTTATAACAATTACAATCATGGGTTTGCTCATGCTAAAGTTGATAAAGACGGAAGCTACGAATTAAAGAATATAAGAATAATCGATTATAAAATTGTTTAATGGAAATATTTAAAACAATACACGAAAATAAAGTTTTGATAAATCCGCCAGACCTTGATTCGCAAATTGAGAAAGTAGCTAATAAAATGCTTCGACAATATTTAAGAGGTCAAAACTGCGAAAAAACAAATGCTATTTATAGAGAATTAATAAAACAAAAAAATGGCTGATATAAGTAAGTGCAATGACAGTTTATGTCCAAGTAGTAAATACTGCCATAGGTTTACTGCTCCGGCAAGTTTAGTTTATCAAACTTACGGATGTTTCAATCGTGAAGATGATGCTGACAACTGCGATATGTTTTGGAGTAATGGTATTGATTCAAACAAGTGTAAATTAGGCGGAGTTAAAAGAGATGGTGAAATATGCAATTTAGACTATTGCACGTATCCAAAATGCGTACAAGATACGTATTGTCCTAAATGCCATAAAGTAGATGGAGAACACAAGATGAGTTGTCCAACAAGAAAAATTCAAATTAACTTATAAGATGTATATTATTTTAAACAAAAAGCATATAAAATGTATATTATATACAACATTTTGTCCCAAATATTTACTAAATTAAAGACGAAATGTAATTTATAAGTTACTAATTGTTTAAAGATAAACCCTATTTTTTAAGGTTTATACTGATATAAAAAGTAATAAGATGAAAATAACAGTTGAAACAAACGGAGAAACAATTACAATGGATTTGCATAATGATAATACAATTTGGGAACTTATTCCAAAATTAAAAATAATGCTTATGTTTTGCGGATATAGTGAAGATTTAATTAATCAAATAATAGAAGAAAACGAATGACAACAACTGAAAATAACAACGAAAACAACATAATACTAATAGCTATAATATTGGCTTTTATAACTGCAATAGTTTTAACTTCTTGTGGATCACGAAAAGTAGCAAAGTCAGAAACTAAAGAACAAGAGCAAAAAACTGAAAAAATTACTCTCGAAACTGAAACGAGAGTAACTGACAACACTAAAATAGTTGATACTTCAACAACTGATGAATTTGAGATTTGTCCGGTATCTGATTCATTACCTATGGTTGTAAATGGAATAACGTACAAAAACGCTAAAATTATACGTAAAAAAAGTAAAAACAATATAACTATCCAAAAAGATGTAAAAGTCCAACACAAAGCACAAAAAGAGGGTTTAGTGATGGTTAAAAGAAACAAAATAATAGAAGTAAAACAAACAGAGCGAAAAGAGTCTTATTGGTGGTTACTTTGGTTTTTGCTTTTAATACCGATTTATTTTGCTTATAAGAAATATAATTCCTC